AGGCTAGTTGCTGTCTTGTATAGGCTATCGACAGATTGACACATTGAAGCAACCTTTTTCTGTAGTTCTGGAACATGAAGAATACAGCTTACGCCGCAATCATGACAAGCAGGATTAACAACGAAAGAGTTTTCAATGAACTTCAAGCCATAGTTATGTTCGAAAATCTGTTGTTTACTGTGGTCTAGAGCAACAGAAGATTCTTTTGTTGATTTGCAGAGAGGGCATTCCTCATCTGTATCAATTGGGCTATTATGATATTTACAATCAATTGTCCCTGAGTATTTCTTGTTTTTTCTACTAGCGACGTGTTCGCAATACTCATCTGATGTCTGAGCTTTATTATGACATACAGAACAGATAGAATACTCTACTGAGCACCCCATAGATGTCCCCGTAATGTATCCTTCTTCAATTCCTCTTGCTAGTTTAGGATAAGCAATTTTATCTACTCTTCCAATAATAAAAATACCACCAGCATCTTTGTCATACCAAGAGTGAACGCATTCACCTCTTGATTTCTCAACATCGTCGTTTTGGTGGTTAGTAAATAGAGGAACTCCAACAAATGTAGGAGCCGCTGATTTAAGTTCTTTTGGTGAAAAAGCATCACCATTATCATTGACTTCATCTTCCTTAATTGCAAAAACTTTTACATAAAGATGGTCGGGATGCTCTGAAGTTGCTGTCTTTAAATCAAATCCATTCAAATCTTCATTTTCTTCCGCATATTTAGCAGAGGCTGTTTTGATTTGCTTAGGAAGGTTAAAAATTTCCCAACCTTTAGGATTGTTTAAAGCAGTAACCTTACACTTATGTGAAAAAGTCGCTGTCTTTTTAATAGCCATAATTTATTTCCTTATCTTTTAAAAGGTTTAACCATTTCTGGTTCTTTTTTCTTTTTGTCTTTTTTGGATTTAGCATAAGCTGGTTCTTTCTTCTTGCTTTTTTCCATCAGCATTTTCCATTTATCGTTCATAGCGTCTTCTTTTTTTTGTTCGGAATAACCTGAAAACTCATCTTTTATTCTATCGGAAAAATCTTGTTCTGAGTCCCAAGGAAGTCTTTCTTTTGCATCTTTTTTATCTTTTAGCTTATCATTAGTTTGTTTTGATTTAACTTTTTGAACGCATCTCTCGTACTTATCAGGGTTTTCCCTGCCCACGCTGTCCGTACAGACCGCCCAGGGGTTCGGATTCCACTCTTTCTTTTTAGAGAGCTTCTGATACGATGCTGTTTTTATAACTTTCATACGAATCTGTCCTTTTATCTCTATTGGTCTTTGATAATTTTTGCAATATATCTACAAATTCATTATCTATTAATTTTTCTCTTAAGTCGCAAATTTTATCTAAAAATGACCTAGCGTCTTCCTTTTTTTCGAAACACCCTAAAGTCCATCTTTTTCTATTATGGTTTAATCTCGCTCTAAAATTATTTTTGTTATCAATCTTATCCGATTGTTTAAAAGTCTCTATCGTTCCCTTACTTTTATTCAAATTTCTACCTAAACTAGCGAGACCTATTTTACTTTTATGAGCATCAGATAGTTTTTTATCTTGCCAATATCTTGTAGGGTTCTCTAATTTAGCTTTTTTGATTTTTAAAATGGTTTCTGGGCTTCTTTTTACTCCTAAGCTGTTTTGAGCTTTAGGGTTAATGTTGTATCCATATTTTGCATCGCAACAATTAAATTTATCAATATTTTTTTGCTCTAGTTCTAAAACGTCATCAGGAGAGCAATTTTCTACAATATCAAAAACAAAATTTTTACTTCCATATTTATTCCAAGCCCTTTGCAAATGAATATTCTTATGCTTATTCTTTTTTAGGTCGGAAAGATGACCTCTCCATCTCTGTTTAATTTTTACAGAGCTTCCAATATATATCTTACCATTAATTTTATTGGTAATAGAATAAACGCCAGAATCTTTATTCATTAGATAGGACTCCCACACTTCGAGCAATAACTTGCAGAAGCTGAAAGCTTATTTCCACATGCTGTACAGAAGCTGCCGCCAGATTGTTTTTTCTTTTTAGCTACCTTAACGGGTTTTTCAGCCTTGCCAAAGGTATAGTTAGTATTGTTTTTTTCACCACATTTTAACATCATTGTAAAGTCTCCTAATAATATTAGATACTATTTAATTTCAGAATAGCTCTGAAAAATCCTTTATTTTAATTATCTTACCCCTTAACGTGTCGAGGTATATCAATATTTGCTAGATGACCTAAATTGTACTCTGGTACGCCCTTTGGAAAAGGAATTCCCCATTTATCAGATGCATGACTATATGCAGCTACAACTGTTGAGAAGTACTCGCCACTTGGAGCATAAACCTTTGCTTTTGGGTCATCAGGTAGTTTTTTAACTCCCGCAAAATATCTTTTCTTTAAATCTTTTGTAACAGCAGGACCAACAACTACGAAATAATCAGAGTTAGTAGTGTAGTCATGACCTTCAAACCTCATGTAGGCTTGAGGACCGATTTCCTTGTCAAATTTCTTTTTAAGACCGATTGACTTCTCATGGTATTTTTCTTTCCAATTGATGCCTCTGTCTTTAATTTTTTTTCGACCAGCTTCTACTATCTTCGCCGTAGCTTCTTTTAGATTAAATTTTTTCATTAAACTATCCTATTATCCTGAACTGTTCCTATCAATACGAGTTGTCCCATTTTATTAGGCATCTCGATTATATTAATTCCTACGTTACCTTTATTAGCAACCATGTAATCATAAACCGGGTTTCTACCCATTCCTTCGATAGAGGCATATTTCATTACGGACTCTGTATCGTTAGCCGTCTTCTTAGATTTTGTGGCTTCTATCATATTTTTAGCGATAACTTCTTTAACAGCATCTGTCTGTTCATCAACAGCGTCATCTCTAAATCTTAAAATTCTCCAACCAATATTAGCTAACTTTTGGTCTCGAACTAAATCTCTTTGTTGGAAGTCTTCTCTTTGATGCCAAATAGCTCCGTCTGTTTCAACTCCAACTCCTATCTGAGGATAGGCGAAGTCAAGGACGAATGGTCTTTGCTCGCCAGGTACTTTAACTTGGTATTGAGCGAATATTTCATGAGGAGAAGGAATCTGTTGAAGAATCTTCAACATCTTCTGCTCCAATTTAGTAAATTTAATAGCTTGAGGTTGAGGCTGTTCTTGCTCTTGCTCTGCCCCTCCACCTCCACCTCGCTTAGTTATTTTAGGTAGATTAGCAGCAGCCGCTCCCATAGGAGGTGCTCCACCCATATCTCCTCCAGGCATGCCTCCTCCCATATCTCCTCCAGGCATACCTCCACCCATGTCGCCTCCAGGCATACCTCCACCCATGTCGCCTCCAGGCATACCGCCGCCCATGTCGCCGCCCATGCCCATTGTTCCAAGATTACCGCCTCCTCCTAACTGTCCTTGAGGACCAGCCATAACTTGTTCTTCTCTAATCTTTTCAATCTCTGCATCGTAGTCTAAGTCAAGTTCTTCGCAAATAGTCTGCATTGAAACTCCACCTTTATCATACCATTGCATAAGAGTCTGAATTTTATTAGTCTTATCCCTCAACTGCAAATCATTCCAAACCAACTTAGGATACATATAGACAGTTTCTCCAAGTAATTCAGATTCCACTTCATCAATAAAGCCTTGCATCATAGCGATAGGGAGGAATATATGTTTTTCAACCCAAGCTTTAAGTTTGTTACGCCAGTTATCCAGTCTTCTAATAAGAACTTCGATACCAACTTGAGCAGAGTTGTATCCTCCCATTTCTCCATTAAGGATAGCTTGGTTCAGCATTAGACCGTCAAGGATTTCTTTTCCAATATGTTCTAATTCTTGAGTGATATTATGTATCTTACCTGTAGCTCCATACCATTCATAATCGAAAGCATGGTGAGTAACAATAGTAAGGTTAGGGTCGTTAGCAACCGCTCCTAACTGAGCGACCACATCCTGCAAATCTTCTTCTGTTGCTGGTCTTTTCTCATCTCCAACCTTAACAACTCTAACAGGAAGAATTAATCTTTCCGCGATAATCCAGTTAGCCGTCATAATCTTTGTCTTATAAGCTAACATGGTAAATAGCCTTTGAAGCATTGACACCCCATATGTTCCGTAAGGACTAGCGTTATGTCTAATATGACTGATAGACCTATCTGATAAAGGGATGTCTTGCCCTGTTGAAACAAGGTCAATTAATTCTTGAGGTAGACTTTCGTAAAGGTCTCTTGGCTCTTTTCTTGAAACGAGCATTTTTAATTCTTCATCAGGCTTCAAGAAAAACTTAGGGTCATTAGCAATACTGTTGGTTTTAACATCCATGTAGTCTGGGTTTAATACTTTAACAGATTTAAAAGAGCCATCTGGGTGATTACAAGGTTTTCCATCTCTTGTTATTCCACCACCTTTGCAATGGGGGCAT